ACCGCGAATTTCCATCAAGGTCAGGGAGACAGAAATGCTCCCGTCACAGGCCGGATATACGAGTGCAAGTGTTTCAGCCAAACCAGATCAAAAAAATCTCACGCAAAGTGGAGGAGTCCATATATGTTCATACTGCGATCTCGTCCACATCAATTCCCGCGCTGATCACGGCCGAACCGACGATGAGACGGCCATAGCCCACGGGTACGGGATGACCCTGCGCCGTGGTGTTGACCGCCCCGTTGAAAACATAACTGGGCTGGTTCTCAGGTCGCTCGGACGGGTCTTGCGCCTTAGCCGTTGGAGCAATCATCTGGGCCACACCACCCAAAATCATGGAAGTGCCCACCGAATAGAGCGTGGCCTGAGACAGGAACGAGCCCGCTGCGGCCCAGCCCATTGGGTTCCACCAGGACACCGCGATCAAGGCAGCACCCAAAAGAATCTGGCCCAAGCCATTGCCACCGGCACCGGAGACGACCGGTGCGATGGTGATGCGCTGCTGGCCACTGGGCTCGTGCAGGCGCTCCAGGCTCAAAGCGTCACGCCCTGACAGTACCCGGTAGCCCACCCCGCGCTCGCCCGAGGCGACGAGCTCTTGTTCGAAGCCGGGAAAGTTGGCGCACAGGGCGCGCACAGCCTCAGCAGCTGAGGCCACTGCCATCCTGTGGCGTCGCCCGAAGCGCTTGCCCAATTCACCAAGTAGAAGAATCGTGACCATTCAGAAGTTGATGTCTCAGGGTGTGGGTGGTGATCTTTTGCCAGTAGCCGCCATAGACATCGCGACTGGAAAGCCTGCCCTGCAGGTGGTGCAGGATGAGGCCGTCGCCCAGGTAAATGGCAGCGTGATTCGGTACAGGGGATGCGACCTGCATCAGCAAGACATCGCCCGGATTCATGTCGGAGGCCTCCACCACATGGAAACCTGCGCCAGCAAAGTTGTCCACATACAGATTCCCGCCGCGCTTCCACCACTCGTCAAAGCGTGCGAAATCAGGCAGGTCGATGCCGCGCTCCTGGGCGTACCAATCCCGGATCAGCGAGTAGCAGTCGAGCACACCGTGCGACCACTCGCGCCCGACCAGCGGGGCGACATAGCCTTGCGGGCACAGCTCGGTCCAGTGCCCGGCCGGGAAACTCACGATGAACCAGGGCAGCGCCGTGGCTTCGCAGGCCACCCTGTCCGCCTGGCTGGGTTCGGCGGGCAGGTTCGGGTGAGAGTGAAACACCCCCACGATCTCGCCAAGCTGGTCGGCGCGCACATAGTCTTCGGGGTGGATCACGAACTGGTCGGTTCCTACCCCGATGTTGCGGCAAGGGACATAGGTCTCCCGGCCTTTGTGAATGACAAGCAGGCCACAAGCCTCTCGGGGAAACTCCCGTGCAGCGTGGGCCAGCGCCAGCGTCTGGTTGGTTTCGAGCATCACCGAATCAACCCCGCTGCAGGAAACCCGCCAAAGGGCAGTTCGGCGTTCACGCCAAAGCGTTTCTGACAGGACACCAGGCGTTTGCCACAGGCGTCCTGCGCTCGGGAGCTCACGGTTTCGTCATTGGCGTTGAAGTACGCGGTGCCGGTGTAACCGCACTCTGCACCCCGGTACTGCCAGGGGCAGACGTTTTGCACGATCTGCCGCCGGGGCAATGACACCCCTTCCAGATCAAACGCTGCGGCCAGCTCGAACTCGACCACGTCCCGCGTTTCACGCGACTTGCGATCAATGAAATACACATCGTCGGCAAACTCAGCTGAAGGATCGGCCGTGGGGTTGGCACCTGAGGCGAAGTTCACCGCGTCCAGGTACTTCAGGAGCGTGCGCTTGCGTGTGACCTTGGCCCCCACCAGGTCCTGGTAGGACAGGATGAGCGCGGTGATGGTGCCAGTAACGTTGGCCACCTTGAGTTTGGGGCGCGGCACCTGCCCGTTGCCGTTGAACTCGAAGCCCTCGGCTTGAATGGGAAACGGCTCGTAGGTGTTGCCCTGCCAGACCACCTGACGGCGCAGCTCATTAGTGCCCGCGTGAAACCGAACCACCCCCTCGTTGAAGAGAGACAGGTCCAGCACAAAGAGCTCGATGACCGCACTGGGGGCCAGCTTCTGAATTTCTGAGGTGATGGCTTGGCTGGTCATGACAGATCAAACACCTGCCGGAAGGTGGCGTGGATGTTTTCCAGATTGGGTTCTTCGATGCTGCGGCTCCATTCCTCACAGAGAAACTTGCCCACAATGCCGCTCGGGGTGGTCCAGTCAAAGGACTGCACCGCGCCCCGTGCTCGCAAAAAGTTGTCGATCGAAGCAGCGTCTACCGTGGACTTGCCCCGAAACTCGAGCGACCAGACCTCCGGCTGCGTGTTGATGCCGTAGGCCAGGCGCTGCTCGTACCCGTCCCCAAAGGAAACTTTGCGGACATTGGGTTTGACGGTGAGGGATGCCCCGATCGAGGCGATCCATGTAAATGTCGCCATGAAAAATCCTTCAACACATCACTGCCGACGCGGATCCAGCAGACCACCCGCACGCTTCTGGTTGAGCAACTCCTGGCGTACTGCGCTGGAGATCGCTCGCCCCAGGTCTTTGCCCTGACCGGCACTGCTGGTCACCCCACCCTCGGCCACATTGACCGAGATGTTGAAGACATCCCCGCCCCCGGATGAGGACTGGTTCATGGTCACGGGGATCGAGCGGCCGTCTGGCAACGGCACATAGGCTTCAGCCATGGATCCCTCACCAAAGACCGCCAACTGCGGTGTGGTGGCCACTCCGCCGCTGGCATACGCGCGCAGCGGCAAAGGGCCCGAAGAAGTCATGACCCCGCCATCGGCAAATCCAAACAGACTGCCCAGCGCCTTGGCCATGGGCAGCGTGACTGCGCGCTGGATCTGGATGCGGATCAGGTCCGAGATGATGGAGGTAGCAAGCGACTTGAAGTCCAGCTTGCCAGTCATCACGAAATTGGTGAGCGCATCTGTCATACCGTTGAAGGCCTTGGTGGTCACCGCCTCCATCTGCTTGCCCACCTGCTCGGTTTCTTCACCGAGGGTGCGCAGCGCCTTGGAAAATCCAGTGCCTGGGTCTGACAACTCCAGCGCCCGTTGGCCCAGTAGCTTCGCTCCATCGGCCGCCTGACGGGCAGCTTCTTCAATACGCCTGAACGACTCGGCCAACTTGTCATTGCCTGGGGTGGCTTCCACCATTTCCCGGGCCTTGGCCGCGAAGTCGGCCAGCTCATCAGCACTGGACTTGCGGGCATCGGACAAGCGCCTCAAGGCATCGATCTCGCTGATCGAGCCGGTCTCGCGCAGGACCTTGATCTGCTCCTCGGTCGAACGCAGCTGACCCTGGCTCCTGGCCACCTGCTCCTGCAAGTCCTTGAGCGTTTCACCCGGCAGCTTGATCTCGCGCTCGAGGTTGGACTGCTGGGCCTCGCGCTCGAGCTTTTCCCGGCGCAGGGTGATCTCCGAGAGCTTGTCCTGGAGCTTCAATTTGTCCTGGGTGGTCTTGGCCACAGTGGCCAAGCCCCGTTTCAGGATCGACTCTTCCTGGGCATACAACTCGCCCAGACGGTCCGTGAATTCCTGCTGAGCATTCAGGCGAGCTTCACTGGCTTCCTTGTAGCTGATGTAACCCTGGCCCTCGTACAGGTCGATGATCTTTTGCCGGTCCTTCAGGAGGCCCGTCTCGACATCCGTCAGCCCTTGCAGCTGCTTGATGTCGCTCTCGATCTTGGCCATGGCCGCAGCTGTGAGCGCGCCAGTGGCCGAGTTGTAGTTCAGTTTGGGCTTGGCCGCCTCACCGGCCGCTTCGGTCTCCCCCCGGTTGATGGCATCGAACCGTTCCTTGATCGCGTCGGCCAGTAGCGGCATCTTCCACAAGTCAACGTAGGTCTGGTTGGCCTTCTCGACAATCGCATTGCGTTTTTCCAGTGCGGTCTTGAGGGTGGCCTGGTTCTCCTCGGAGAACGGGTTCAAGCCCTTGCCACCGGCCAAAAAGGTGCCGAGCAACTCGATGTCGGCCCAGACCGCCTCGAAGCTGCCCATGACCGCCTTGGCCATCTGGATCACACCGCGCAGCGCATCGATCACGATCGCAATGCCGTAGGCCGTGTCCTGCGCCCAGGTCTTAAGCGTGCCGTCATCACGCAGCTTGACCATGGCATCTGCCGTGTTGTGCGTGCCCAGCATCACGGCCTTGAGCTCACCCACCAGTTCTTCCAGCGCTGGCAGCGCTGCCGTCACAATGGTCTGGGCCACGAAGTTGTGCTCGGCGCGCATCCGGCCCATGGCCTTGGAGGCTTTCTCGGCCGACTCGATCTCGGCCTCCGTGAGCCGGATATTCAGGTCTTGATTGGCAGCCAAGTCCTTGAGGAAAGGCAGCAAGCCAGCACCGGATTTGCCGAACAGTTCGAGCGCAATGGCCGTCTTGCCCGCCCCGTCCTCGAAGTTCGAGAGCTTGAGGGCAATGTCGTTCATCACCTCGGCCGGATCGCGCAGGTTGCCACCCGCATCCTTGGCCTTCACGCCCAGAAACTGCAGGGCCTGCGAGGCGCCTTTGGTCTCATCGTCCACCCCGGCCAGCCCTTTGGAGAGCTTGGTCAGGCCCACCCCGATCTGCTCCATGGCCACACCAGAAATGGTGGCCACCGGCGCAAAGCCGGACAGGGCCGTAGCGCTCGCCCCGGTCTGCTCGGCCAGATCCTGCAGGGCGGCCACCGTTTCCAGTGTGTGGGCCACTAACTCCTTGAGTGCCCCAACCGACTCGACTCCAATGGCGATGGCAAAGGTGGTCTTGGCGACTTCGGCTACCTTCTCCAAGGAACCACGCATGGATTCAGCGTGACGCTCCAACAGCAGCGCACTCTTGCCCAAATCCTCCCGGAAATCGGCCGTTTCTGCAGCGAGTTTGACGACCAGGGAGCCGATATCAGCCATGCTTCATCACCTTATGCGCGAACTTTGTGCGCGAACATGGCCTTGAATCGGGCCACATTGAGCTGTGTTTCATCTTGGGTTGGGGGTTGCATAGCCTTGGGCTTGTCCAGGAAAGGCATGAAGTCCTCAGGCCTGAATGGCCCCGCATCCTTGGCCCGGTGGGCATTGGCAAACGTGGAGGCCACCACACCGCTCCTGTAATCGGCCCGGTAGTCCCCAAAGGGCTCGAGCTGGTAGTACGCCATCCACTCAGTCAGCTCGTCCGAACCCATCGATGCGAGCATCTCGCGCACCGGCAGACCCAAAGCCAGCGCCAGCCGGAACACAAAGCGCCGCGAGGGATGGGCGATCAGTCGTTTTTTGCAGCGTCCACCTGATCGGTGCCAATGCCGTTCAAGCGCTGAGACACAGCAAACACCCGGTCCAGTGCCTTGGCACTCTTGCCGCCGAGAGCCGCGATGTCGCCATCTGAAAAAAGGCGACTGCCGCTCTCGTCGCACAGGGTGAGCGAGACCAGGCGGGCACGGACGTTCTCAAGGCGGCCTTCCTTGCCAATCAAGCTGGCCTCGAAGGCGTCGCGGTCGGTACCGGTCATGGTGCGCACCTGCACCTCACCGCCCCACTCCGGGACTTGGACAGTTTCACGGGGCAGATCGTCAGATTGAAGGATTTGTTCACGGGTCAACATGGGTCTGTCTCCTTAAGCCTCGGTGATGTCGCCATCGATCTCGATGGTCACGGAGGCCTGCACGACCGCATCCACACCGCCTTGCACGCTGAAGTGCGTGACATAGCCGTAGAAAGTCCAGGTGGCAGGGTTGGTGTCGGTGAAAGTGATCTTGAACTGACGTCGCACGCGGTTGGCGCGGTCGGTTCTGAGGCCTTGATGCACCAGATCGTCAGGGTTGTAGTGCAGGGTCAGAGACAACTGACCCTCGTCACGCAGGCCCACGCGCTTTTCCTTGGCGGTGGAGGCCAGGTTGGTGACGTCGATCACGGCGGCCTGCCCGCCCGGGCCTTGGAACGAGACCACGTTGGGGATGGTTTCAAACGCGGTGGTGCCAAACCGGGCAATGGCAATGCCCTGCGCGGTGATTGCGGTGCTGCTCATGCACGTGCTCCTTGTTTCATGGTGAACCCACCGGCCGGTGGTAGGTGTAGTCCACGCTCACCCGGTACAGCCGGGCCTGATCTTCAAATTCGGACAGCCCCATACGCACATCTGCGACGGTGCTCTTGTCAGCCAAAAGCGCAGCCAGGACTTGGTCTTGCAGGTGCAAGGCCTCCTGGTACGTTCTGGCATAGGTGTCGACCTGCACGCGCACGCGCTGCAGGCCATGCGGTCCATCGATGCCAAAGATGTGCTCCTGCACGATGGGCGTGTAGACGATGGCCGGGTACTGGGTGTTTTCTGCTGCGACAAGCGCG